GGCCTCCTCTATTGCGAACACTGTCACGCCAAGCTTTTCGGCAAGGTCTTCAGGTGATCTATCTGTGCAACGATCACACACATAGTTGTTTTGTATTTCTGAATAATTGCTGTTTCGCATATCAAAAACATCTCCGCAACAATCACAACTAGTATTGTCGCCATAGTTTGGGTCATGGTTTTTCATGTTACGGGAACTTCAGTATAAGCTTCTCTTTTTGCCACCATTGCCAAAGCCATTTTCTTGTTGGGCATCATATATATTTCGTGGCCCTTTTCTATGGTGGTCTCACACTGTGAGAACTTCCAGCCTAGTTTTTCTGCTTCTTGTTTAGTCATTTAATTATTCCTTCTATAAGTTGTTGACTAATACCATAATACATGGAATATTGAACAGGTCAACAATTAACGGAGATAATTAAATGGTTAAATTAGAAAAGAGTAATGGCGAATTGGGGTTTACTTCATCCCATACTTTTATCACAGACCCTACTTTATCAGAGTGTGGAAGGTTCGAAGTTGATCCGATTAAACATTACGGATTAACTCAAGATCAACTTATGACCCTTGCCTTTGGTGAGGAGTTTATGGAATCAGATGATAAAGGCACGTTAAAAAAATATAAAGAATAAGGTAAACGATTAAGTGGTTTTTTTTGATAGGACAATTATTATGAGCATCAAGAGCTTTCTAATCTGGATAACCAACAATCTTGAACCAACTTTCCCAAATACCAATGACGGCGTTTGCCGTTTTAAACTACGCACCAAGGCGGCGGACCTCACCTTGCGGGACGCCCGTTTGCTGCGGAAAGTTTTAACTCAAGTCATCGAGGAGATAGACTTATAAGAGTTTTTTGACCAAACGAGCAGAGTAGTGACCTGCTAGTTGCAGACCAACCTGCAATGATAGAAGTGGATTCAATATCCACAAACAAAGGCTTACTCGGATGAGTCGGAGATAGGCTTCGTTAGTTGGGTATGTGGAAAATTTAAAGAAGCATGCCCAACCCTACCCTGGCCGGCCCTGGTGCTGCGCCGGGGTTTTTTGTTTAGTCCCGACCCGACCCGACCTGGACCCGACCCGACCGCCAGCTAAATTTTATCCCGACCCGACCCGAATAATAACTTGCCATACCCTGGGAATACATGGTACATTTATTCTGTCAATAACTTGGAGATAAATTATGAAAATACGTTTAACAAAAAAATCCAGAAATAAAAAAACGGGACCTATTCCCGTTTCCACAACCGAGCGCAAGTCATGCCCGACAACTTGCCCATTTAAAAAGAACGGTTGTTATGCGGATTCCGGCCCATTGGCTATTGTTTGGGATGAAACGCCAACAATAGGTAAAGCTTGGAATGATTTTTGTAACGATATTAAAAATCTGAAAGACGGCCAATTATGGCGGCACAATCAAGCGGGGGACCTCCCGCACAAAAAAGAAATCATTGATAGTGCAAAAGTTGAAAAGCTTGTTAATGCCAACAAAGGAAAAAATGGTTTTACTTATACGCATCATGACCTATCAATAAAAGAAAATCGGCACGCAATAAGACAAGCCAACAAGCACGGGTTCACGGTTAACTTGTCAGCCAACAATTTAAAACAAGCTGACGAATACAAAAGCTTGAATATTGGACCCGTTGCGGTTGTGCTGCCCATTGATCAAATGATCAACACCATGACACCAAACGGGAATAAGGTTGTTGTTTGTCCTGTTGTCACTGGAAAAGCGGAATCTTGCGCCACCTGTAAATTATGTGCTATACCTACTAGAAAATCTATTATTGGTTTCCCAGCTCATGGCACAAGTAAAAAGAAAGCGGAAAGAGTTGCAATCGCATAGGCGTGGCGGTTGTTGACGCTCCAAAGGGCCTCGAGCCCTAGCCACGCCGGTCCGGTGGTCTCCATTACCGGACCTCGGCCCTGGTTGCTTTACCCTTTAGCAGCCAGGGCCTCATATTTTCAAACCGCCAGACACCCCCGACATCGGCCGACCCGACCCGACCCCGACTTAGCCCGACTTGGACCCCGACCGACCCGACCCCGACTTAGCCCGACCCCGACCCCGACCGACCTTGGCTTAACCCGACCCGACTTCTGGCGACCTCAAACATCCCGACCAAGATCTCTGACTCACTGTCACACGACCAGAGCGGCTTTACACCCGACCCCGACCCAAGGTCCACGCCCCGAAGACCCGACTTCACTAACTCCCGACCATGGAGCCCGTCAAACAAATATAGGTGCGGGGATAAGAGGGGGTGTACTAAGTAGAAACTTACACCTCCCGATCTACAATAGGCGTAGTTCCAAGCGATTTGTTGGGCGGATATATTTATCGCGTTAGTTTTAGTAACTTTAAGTTCAACCCAGAACGGGATGGACTCTACACATATGTGAACGTCTGGAACGCCCCCGCCATAACGATTTTCAATCCGTGTGATGTTCCAGTTTGGGGGTATCTTTGATTTTATTCTGTTCCAAAGAAGTGTCTCTGGTTTCTGACTCATTTAGGACCTCATACTCTGCATCCACGAAAGCATGTGGATGTGACTTTCTAAGTTCTTCGAGCCTAGATTCTATCTCTTGGCGGTCCATATTTTCAATAGCGTGATAGTGATTTGTTTCTCTCCTATCAGTAGTAAGACCACCCAGAGCTGATCTAGTTTTCTCAGCATTGATTGCTGCGGAGAATTGACCGGCCTCCTCCGCATTCATAGACAAGTCTCTCAATCGTTTGAGCTGACCCATAAGAGTAACGCCGTAACGCTTCTCTCTGTCCTCTCTTAACTCAGTGATGTATTCGGCTACATGTGGGAACAAGCTGGCATCTAAAAGTTTAAAAGCTTGGATACGGGCGTTGCCATCTCTGTTGGAATACCCTGCTAACTTAGCGCAGCCGGCGTTGGAGTTAACGCCATCAACAAAATGTTTAGCAAATTCTTTCTGCCGATTAGTCAGCTTCCGCCCGTGGGCTTCTTCTATTTCTTCAGCTTTAGTATCAACACGTCTTTTCATAGGCCTCTATATACCATCAATTTCAAAAGAGAACATCATTATGTTAAAGATGAGATCCAACAACGGTTAGAAAAGTGTAACGAAAGGTATGTTTATGTAACGAACTGTAACGGGTACTGTAACGAGTAGTATTTAATACTACCAGTAACTTAACTACTGTTTTGAAGTACTGGTTACACTTTTACACTTTTTTACACCCATATTTTTATTTTAAAAACTTTTTTTTCAAATGAGCTGTATATAGTGACGACTGCGACGAGACCGTTATCCTTGGTCAATGAACCATGATCCGTCCCCCGGTAACCGTCCCCAATGATCTATGTAACATGGTAAAATAATCGTTGACATCGAAACCCCTGTGAATTAATGTCATAAATGTACCAAGAAAGTACACAACAAGTCGTCAACAACTACGGAGATTTATTATGTCGTTAGATTTTGAATACCAGCTTCCATCGGGACAGGTTGTTTTGGTTGAGGCAGAAGTTACCGAAGGAATGCGGGGCATGGCTCAGACAACTGAGTTTGCTGGAGAGCCTGACGAAGATCCAGTTATCGAATTACTTTCTCTGACCATTGAGGGTACGGATGTTGATCTTTACGGCCTTTGGTTCAGGAAGCCTTTTGCTACGGACATGGTCAATGTTCTTGATGACATTCAGGATCGAGCTTGGGAGGAATACAGTGACTGATAAGTATACAATTGAGCATAACTTTTCATACGGCTGGGATTTATTGAATGATCAGGAGCTGGATATTTATGACACGAGGGCGGAGGCTCAAGATGCTATTGACGAAATCGTGTATCAGATTGGTGACAGTGACTCAGAAGATTACAGGGTAAAGGAAATACTCTTAACATTAACAGATTGGGAATTAGAACAGGTAGAAGCATTTGCTACTTACATAGCTCAGTCGGTGGCACGGGCCGCAGTTTTACCGGAACCAGAAGGGTCTGACCTAACAGAACACGGTCAGGAAGTCTTGAGGAACGTGTGGATGTCCAAAGCTAATTATTATTTCGGAAAGCTGGAAGAAATTTTTAGGCCATCCGATCAAACGATTGCACGGCGTTATCTTACAGAATGAAGAATGCATCTCTTATAGGAAGGAGAGTTAACATGAATAACCAAGTCATTTCACTGTACGATTTTACGGGCGAAGCTTTGCGTCCATGGGCAGAGGCTGGGTATCAGTGTTTCGCTTACGATATACAGCATAATCCAAGTCCGATGGGTCCGATGCAACCGTCTAATTTTGAGCCCTTTGACGGTGGTGGGAATATCTTTTTCATCCACGCTGACTTATACGACCCTGAGACTTCGCTTAAAATTATCTCCCGTCATAACAACAAAGTCGTTTTTCTGTCGGCCTTTCCCCCATGCACTGATCTAGCGGTCAGTGGTGCTATGTGGTGGAAGAAGAAGGGCGAGGCTAATCCTGACTTTCAAAAGGATGCCGCCAGCCACGTTGAGCGGTGTGCCATGGTCGGTGATGCGTTTGACTGCCCTTACTACATAGAGAACCCCATTGGTGCTTTGACAAGGTTGTGGCGTAAGCCCGACCACAAGTTCGACCCGTGTGACTTTGGTGGCTACTTGTCAGAGGACGATGTGCATCCACGTTGGCCTGAGATCATTCCGCCAAGGGATGCCTACCGCAAGAAGACCTGCCTTTGGGTTGGCAATCGGTTCAAGATGCCTACTCACAGGCAGGTGGATCATGAGACAATGGTCTTTGACCGCAAGGATCCGAAGAAGGGAAAGAACTTCTCTCCCATTTCGGGGAAGACAGGTGGCAAGTCTGCGAGGACGAAGAACATCCGCAGCGCAACGCCACGAGGTTTCGCCAAGGCGGTGTTCTTCGCTAACGCAATGATGGAGAAAGACGGTGATCAGGACATTTGTTCATGGAACTACTTTAACCCTCACCGGCAGTTTGAGAACTGGATGGAATGCATGACCATTTCACAATTTAAATAAACCCAGAAAGGAGAGAGCTATGTTTATCGGAGCAAAATTTTATTTGAGAGAAGGCAAAGAAAGAGAAAGCACGTTGGGCTACAAGACTATTGAGATCAAGGAACGTGTTTTACATCATACGAAATGTTTCAATAAGGAATCTGAAGATTGGCCCCCGCATTACACAATTACTTCTTATGAATACATTTTTCAATGTCTGGTAAATGATGACGATACAGCTCAGATAATGGAAGAAGAACTTGAGTCTGAGATCACCCATGGAATTTATAGTTTGGGGAGAGAGGAATGAAAAAGACGTACAATCAGGAACAGGTTTCTATCCGGGTCGCTTGTCGTACCGACTTGAACAAGGCTCAAAAGTTAATGTCTGTGCGGATGGGTTTCAAGTTAACTCAGAACCAAGTTATTCAAAGACTTTTGAGGTTATACATAGAGGAGAAACCCAAATGAAGATATGTCACATATGCCATGGCAATGGATACTTGAGAAGGAAGGGTTTTGAACCAGCCGTTGATCCTTCAGCTACTGAGGTTGACGGTATATTGCAGAACGCCAACCCTAATATCAAACAATGCTATCGATGTAAATCGACAGGAGAAGTATCGAATGAGATCGGAACCGGATGAAACTGAAAACCAAGTTGATGATAGCAAGTTGTCGGCTTTTGACATTGAACCTGAACCAAAGAAAAGGAGAAAGAAGATGGGTGTAGAATTTTACGTGATGATTGCGTTGGGCAGCCTTCTTGTAGGTCTGTTAGCGAGTTAATGCTGAAGGTCTTGGACTTGTTCTCAGGGATCGGTGGCTTCTCGAGAGGTTTTGAGGCCACTGGTTTCTTTGAGACAATATCATTTGTAGAAAACGAACCGTACTGCCAAGCGGTGTTGAAGCACCATTGGCCCGAAGTCCCGATACTAGGAGATATAACAGATGTCAGAGGACCCGACCTCCCGACCCGACCCGATGTTATTTGCGGAGGATTCCCTTGCCAGCCCTTCAGCCAGGCGGGAAAGCAACAAGCTCAAGACGACGCCCGACATCTCTGGCCGGAAATGTTTAGGCTTATCCGGGAATGCCGGCCCACTTGGGTTGTTGGAGAAAATGTTGCTGGACTCATCCGATTGGGCTTGGACGAAGTACTCGATGACTTGGAAAGCGAAGGCTACTCCACAAGGACGTTTAATATTCCAGCTTGCTCGGTCGGAGCTCCGCACCTCCGGCAGCGGTTATGGATTGTTGCACACTCCGACAGCGAAAGCGAACCAGATGGCTCCTTCGATGGCAACGCGAGACAACGGCAGTTGGGGTTCGAGTTTGTGGCCGACTCCGAATGCAGGGGAGAAAGGGGGCGGAGAGTATCAAGATCCAGAAAAGATAATAGCAAGAATGAAGAAGGGCTATCAGAAAAATCTAGGGGACTTGGTAAAACTGTGGCCGACTCCGACAGGGATGACAGGGGGAGAGGGCGTAGCACCAAGTCATCTGGACGGAAGTCACGGATGGAGCATTGGAGCGGCGGCGAATGCAATCGATCCGAAGAGTGGTGGGAAGTTGAACCCTCAGTGGGTCGCCTGGTTGATGGGCTACCCAACCGAGTACCTCAACTCCGTGCCTTGGGAAACAGTATCATCCCGCAAATCGCGCAAAAAATAGCACAAGCAATAAAGGAAACGTATGATGTACATAAGTGAAAATTTTGATAGACTGATAGATAGAATAAGTTCTGCTAGGGACCAAGCTCGTGATCCTGAGTTCAAGATGATGTGGGATCATAAGCTAAGAGTTTTGCTCAAGGAAACATTGGGAAGTAAAGATTAGAATACTTACCGTACTCTTATTGTTACTGAGTGTTACAGCAGCCAAGGCTGATGATCGGATTTGTTTGGCCGAGGCTATGTACCACGAGGCCCGTGGTCAGGGATCCTTTGGCATGTTAGCTGTAGGCATTGTCATAAAGAACAGGGTCAAGCATCCTAATTACCCCGACACTGCCTGTGGCGTTGTCAGGCAAGGTCGCCACTGGAAAGGTATCCCTATCCGCCATAAATGTCAGTTTAGTTATTGGTGTGATGGACAGCCCGAAGTTTTCTTGGATAAAGAAGAATGGAAGGATCCTGACAGAAAGGCTTGGAAGTCGGCTTTCAGGATAGCATCTACGTTACTATCCACAGAAATTTATATTCCTGGATTAGAGAACGCTACTCATTACCACACGTACAGGGTAAGCCCCAAGTGGTCTAAGTCATTACGGTTTTGTTCTAGGATT